TGCTACGGACTAGGTACTTGGTCAAGTCTTACTACATACCACATGAAAGCCCCTAGTCATGGCTCATGTTTGAAACTCTAGCTGATACCGTGATGCCTACGCCATGCCATCCAAGTTATGGCTTGCATCTCGTATGCTTTGATGCCTACTTTCTTGGCTGCATGGACATATGCTGCCTGTAGTAGCCTGTATTCTTTCTTGCCTATGTTGGTCTTGTCGTCAGTCAATCCGACACGCTCATTATAAAAGATATTCCTAGCATGACCATCAATAGTGCAGGTATCCTCGCCCATAATGTTTTCAAAGAAACAGGTAATTTTCTGGCCTGATAGGATTATCTTGGTTTCGTCATAGGTTGGCCTATCTGACAACAAGAACCATGCCTTCTCTTTCATCTTGTTATAGGTACTGACCTTAACAGTCTCCATATGATCGCCTCGCAAGTAGGCACCTATCAAGTCATAGGCATTGCTTACATTGCGTTCCCACTTGTTGTTTGGTGATAGTGCTGCTACTACTGACACCACCCGATAAACAGGCATATCATAGTGCAATGCTATCTTGCGACACTGCTCTTGTGCATCACTGTACCAGTCAAAGGCACGTTCTTCCGCATTAGACTGCTCATACCAATACAATATGTTTTTTACAGACATTGTTAGCCTCCAAAGTAGTCGTTACAGATTGCCGCAATCATATCAGCAATAAACAAGGTAAACCCTGTAATGCCTAACACGAAAATAAATCCAATCAAAAAGTCCATGTTCTTACTCCTAGCTGTTACAAGGTACAACGATAGTCTCTAAGGGATTACCATCGTTGCCCTTGGCTTGTCAATAGACTTTCTGAATATCTTTGACACCGCCAAACGTACGCTTTGCAAGTGCAGGGATTGACAAATAGCGGCTAGTCTTACCCATATGCAGCCCCATAAACGTGCTGCCTAGGCTAACACCAAAGCGATTACGCATTACGCGTTCACGCTTGCCGTATACTGCTACTGTCTTGCCCATGATTTTAGTTGTATAAGTTTTCATGCTACTACTCCTAGCGTTATAGGTACACCATTGCACCTTGTAACAGCTAGGGATTTGTCCTTGCTATCGGACTCCACCCTAGCTTTGGCCTAGACCTTTGGCACGTAGTCACATATTCTGCACTATAGCCCGCCCTTCCACGTTCATGGGTTGTCTTATCGCTATCAAGCGTTTGTTCAGTCTCTAAAGCGTATTCTAGTTTTATTTGGTAGTCAAGTCATATTCGTATTCATTAGGCTATTCTTTTATTCGTATGGCCTAGCAAGGTTAGTCGTACTGCTCTTGCGCTTTCTTTCGGCCTATCGAAAGTTTCTTGCTATTGCTCTTGCGAGTAAGTCGGTGCGTTTTCTTTCGATGCTTAATTTGAGCATATCCGAAAAGATTTGTGAAGCCCTAAAATGAAAAAAATAGACAAGAAAAGCTGAGTCGGGACTTAAGTGTTTGAAAACAAAAGAAAAGAAAATGAAAAAAATAGATAAAAACAAACAAAGACACCAAAGAAAATCAAAAGTTTTATTTTGTATATATAAGTATCGACACTTTAGACCGCTTTTTGCTGGCTTTTGGTGTCGGTTCCTTGACACTTTGGGTTGCTTTTGGTGTCAATTTGGTGACACCCCCACCCCCTTGTTGCAATATTGTTGATCGGGCGGGATTGCGCGGAGGCATGGGGGAAAGTCCCAGCGTAGCCTATACGTATACCCCCTCAGATTTTTTGGTATATTTTAGGTTTGCTACTACAGGTGTAGATATAAGGGATGCAGGAGTAGCATATCCTACAGTTCCCCCATATCTGACCGGAGTTAAGCTTTATATAACCTGTATATATCTATAGGTAAACCTAGGCCCCTCTCTTTAGGTCAACTTTAGAACCATCCAGAGTGGCTAGGGCGTATGCTACTAGTGTTTATCCCACTCATAAACTTATCTAATTCAGCATCCAGTAGCTCATTCTTACGTTCCTGCATAGCTGCATCTACATCTGCTGCCATCTGGTCTACCCAGTACTGTACAGCCATAGCTAACACATCTAGTCTATCGTCATGAGCCAAGGCTCCCCGCTGTCTTGTTATGCGGGTCATCTGGTATATAAGCATATACCTCTGAGCCTTCTCTGGTGGTAGGTGCTGCACTGTCTCATAGTCCTTCTGTATTACCTTAGGGTCTATAACAAGCCTATGCTGGTTCATTACAGGCTCTAGGGTGTCTATGATACGTGCCTCCTTCTGCTTTGTGTGTCTTACCTCCTCCATAGATACAGGGTAAGTCTTAAGCATATGAGGCTTGAGTAGCTCAGTAAACATACCGTCACCAAAGTTACTCTCAATCAGTACTGCATTAACCTTGTGTTCCTTAGCTAGTTCTGCAAGGGACTTGAGTGTTTCATTACTATAGCCTCCTGCAATGCCTCCAGCAGCAGGTACGTGTAGGAAACCATTAAGCATCTTTACAACAGCGTATGCAGTCTCGTCAGAGCCTCTACCAGAGGGGTCAATGGCAAGAACGCTACCTGAGTACTCCTGACGGCCTATGGTGTCCTCAGGGGCGTAGAAACGGTCTCCAGAGAGGGCTACGTTAGGAAGCTCATTAAGCTGCTTAAAGATACCATACACCATCTTCTCTGGTGCAGTGTCCTTATCGCAGGAGTAGATCATTAAGTCGCTTATCTTAAGCGGATACTTGTCTTGGTCACTGAGTGAAGTATCCAGCATAAACTGCAAAGCAAAGCCACTTCTACCATAACTTAGTTCTCTTTCCAGTAAGTCTTCATCAGAAAAGCGTTTAGGGTCTGTAGGAAGCCCATACACGGCCTCTAGGTTAGTTTGTAGGGATTCATACAGTAAAGGTGCTAACTTGCCCCCATAGGCCTTCTCTGCGCGATCTAGGGTAGGGTATCTAGCAGGCCACACTCTCATCTCGTAGCCTCTAGTTATGAGGGCGTTGTAGAGAGACATCTCATTCTGTGGTGTACCTAGGTAGATAATCTTACCATTAGGCTTGAGAACAGCGTCAAATTCCTTGACAGTCTCCCCCAGCTTTTCTCGCATCATCTGTGTCATAGAGTTGTTAGGTACTTCTACGTCATCAGCGATGATAATGTCTGCACGGCTACCTGTAAGCTGTCCTGTTACCCCTACAGACTTGACTGAGGGGCTACCAGAGGCTTTAGCAGGTGCTACGTCAAAGGCTATCTTAGACCACCTCTGTCCCTCCTTAGCCACCAGATGCTGGCATATGGGGAGTTCCATGATGATACGCTGTGTGAACGTAGAGAAGTCATCAGCACGTGCCTTAGACGCTGACACAACCATAAACTTAAGTTGTGGGTCTAGCAGTAGCTGGTGTACTACGTAAGCAGCAGTGATGTAGGACTTACCCACACCACGGAAAGCCTCAATGATACAACGCTTAGGGCTATCCTGAAGGTAGTTAGCTATATCATACTGAATAGGGGTAGGCTCTGGGAGTCCTAGGTGTTTCCATACGAGGTATGTAAAGTTTCTAAAGTCTTTAAGCTGCTCTGGAACATCAGTCATCGTGTACCACATCTATGTCGTGGGCGTGTGTATCCTCTGCTTTAGCCCATACAGCGTTAATAGGCGCACAGTTAAACTGAAAGGTTACATCAGGTATCTTATGACCTGCTACAGCACCCTCAATCTTAAAGCCGTGTGTAGGGGCTACAGTATCTGTACCGAACCCTACTTCAATAGTGTGTGCATCATAAGAGTTCTGTATCATCAGGTAAGTACGTTGGACGTTAGTATCCAGTATCTTAGTCCAGTTACCCCCTGTTAGTGTCTTTAACTCTGCCTTTAGCGTTGCATTAGGACCCTCTCTCATTGTAGTTGCTCCCCTACATCAAAGGGTAAGTCCTGTAGCAAGTTAGCCATAGGACTCTCTGCCATGATGACATCCAAGGATGCTCCATTGTCTTTAAGAAACTTAACAGCCACTGATAGTTCACTAGCTGTAGCTTCCCCACTACGTACTCTTAGTAGTAGTTCTTGGGTGACAGCCTCATGCAAGCTGTCTATCAGTTGTTTTTCTGTCA